CAGGCACTGTTGCTATCGCTACAGGCGGTACAGGTCAGACAACGGCGGCGGCAGCAATCACTGCGCTGACGGGCACTCAGACCTCGGCGTATTACCTACGGTCTAACGGCACAAACTCGGTCTTGGCGGCTTTGGCGGCGGCTGATGTGACGGGCACTTTGGCGGTGGCAAACGGCGGTACAGGTGTAACGACAAGCACAGGCACGGGATCGGTTGTCTTATCAACATCCCCCACTCTTGTAACGCCTTTGCTTGGTACGCCGACATCCGGTGTGGCAACCAACTTAACAGGTCTACCCTTGACCACGGGTGTCACGGGTACTTTGCCTGTAGCTAACGGCGGTACTGGCCTCACAACCTTGACTGCGGGTTACATCCCCTACGGTAACGGCACATCAGCATTTGGCAATGAGTCCAACTTGTCTTATGACGCCACAAACAACCGTTTAAGTGTGGTTGGTACAGGTTACAGCCCCAACATTGCTTTGACAGATGCCGCCACAATCGCTTGGGACACGACAACAGGCCAAGTGGCTACGTTTACATTTGTGTCCACGAACAGGACGATGGGAGCGCCTACAGGTCTTGTGTCTGGGGCTTTTTATGCTTTGGCAGTGATTCAAAACTCTGGTAGCAACACACTGACTTGGAATTCAATTTTTAAATGGCCTTCTGGCACAGCACCAACCCTGTCCACTGCGGCATCTGCTAAAGACTATTTTGTATTCCGGTCTGACGGTACAAACCTTTATCAACAAGGCATCTCACAGGCGGTTGCATGACCTTTCCCGTCTTATCAGCTAACGGCCCATCGGGTTACAACTTAACCCGTTCATTGCGGTTTCGCTCTAGCGCAAGTGCGTATTTGAATCGGACTCCAGCAAGTGCCACAAACCAAAAAACTTGGACATGGAGTGGTTGGGTAAAACTTGGTTCACTTGGAAACCCTGCAAACATTTTTGGAACGCGTTATGTTGCTTCTGGCCCCAGCTCCACACTCATTCGTTTTGCAAATAATAATGTTGACATTGTGCAATACACAACTGGGTCACTTGTTTGGAACTTAGTTTATACGCCAGTTTATCGTGATTTTTCTGCTTGGTATCACATTGTTGTTGCAATGGACACAACGCAAGCAACGTCTACTAATAGATTAAAGTTGTATATAAACGGCGTTCAGGTTACGGCTACAACAACTGCTTCTTATCCAGCGCAAAACAATGATACATATATCAACTCAACTAACATCCATACAATGGGCGTGTTGTTGTATGGGGACGGGACACCTACGCCAATTCAACTTCTTGACGGCTACATGACTGAAGTCAACTTTGTTGACGGTCAAGCCCTGACCCCATCATCTTTTGGCTCAACCAACAGCACAACTGGCGTATGGCAACCATCAGCATACACAGGCACATACGGCACAAACGGGTTCTACCTGCCGTTTACTGACAACTCTGCGCTGACTACCGCATCCAATGCAGGTCTAGGCAAAGACTTTTCAGGCAATGCTAATTACTGGGTAACCAACAACATTAGCATTACTGCGGGTGCGACATACGATTCGATGACTGATGTGCCGACACTGACCAGTGCAACTGCGGCTAACTATTGTGTGGGCAGTCCTTTGAACTACCGGACAACCACACCTACCCCAACTATTACTGACGGTAACTTAAGCTGGATTGGGCCAAGCGCTAGTTTGAGTTCAATTGGCTGTGCTACCTTTGGCGGGGCAAGCGGTAAGTTTTATTGGGAAGCTACACGGGTAGGAACAAACACAGGTTTTATTGGTGTTGTAAACGGTCAATTTAATGCGACTACCAGCAGTGCTTTTGATTTGGGTTACAACTCAAATGAATACGCATACATTTCAAGCGGCAATAAAGTTAACAACAATTCTAGTGTAGCCTACGGTGCGTCTTATACTTCAGGCGATGTGATTGGATTTGCTCTTGATTTAGATGCAGGAACTTTGACGTTCTACAAAAACAATACAAGTCAAGGCGTGGCGTATAGCGGTTTGTCTTTGGGCAATTATTGGTTGCCAGCTTTTGACAGCTACAACGGTGCAGGGTTTACGTTGAACTTTGGTCAACGCCCATTCAGCTACACCCCACCAAGCGGCTTTGTTGCGCTGAACACATACAACCTGCCAGCAAGCACAATTCCAAACGGTGCAAGTTACATGGCGGCTACGCTGTACACGGGTACAAGCGGCAATGTATCCGTAGTAGATACAGTTAATGGGTTTGGGTTTCAGCCAGATTTTCTTTGGGTAAAGGCCAGAAGCAATGCTCAAGGGCATAGTTTAGTTGACTCCGTTAGGGGCGCAACAAGTTTGTTGCAATCAAACTCAACTGCCGCACAGCAAACACTAACAAATCCACCAGTATTTACGTCTAACGGGTTTACATCAACAACGGATATTCACACTAACGGGTATACCTACGTTGCTTGGCAATGGAAAGGCGGCGGCACTGCTGTATCCAACACCAACGGAACCATTACCTCGTCTGTAAGTGCCAACACGACCAGCGGGTGTAGTGTGGTGACATATACGGGAAATGCTACTGCCAACGCTACTGTAGGGCATGGATTGGGTGTGGCCCCTAGTATGGTTATTGTAAAAATTAGAAGTTCAGCAGGGGGTTGGTGGACATACCATGTATCAACAGGAAAAGATGTTTATTTAGATTTATCTGATACCGCTGCTTCTGCATCTTCTGCAAATTATTGGGGTACAACCGGGCCAACATCATCAACATTTCAAATAAATGGTGGTGGTGGCGTAAATAATAATGGGTCAACTTATGTCGCCTACTGCTTTGCCGCAATCAAAGGTTTCAGCGCATTTGGTAGCTACACGGGTAACGGGGTTGATGACGGGCCGTTTGTGTACACGGGCTTTCGTCCAAGGTATGTGTTAATTAAACGAACTGATGTAGCAGACAATTGGTTTATTCAAGACACAAGTAGAAACCCATCCAATATAGTTAACTTGCAATTAAAAGCGCAAGCCTCTGATGCTGAAGCCTCTACTGTATTTGACATTGTTTCAAATGGTTTTAAAGTTCGTAACTCTTTTAGCGGATACAACACTTCTGCTGGCACTTACATTTACGCTGCCTTTGCAGAAAACCCATTCCAAAACGCTTTAGCAAGGTAACCCCATGTTTGCAATCGTCCAAAACAACACCATCGTCCAACTTGTACCAGAGGGGACAGCATTCACGCTTGATGATGTGCAATACCCCGCCAACTGGTGCAACCTGTCTACCCCTGAAGAAAAGACCGCAATCGGCATGGTCGATGTGATCTACGGTCAAGCGCCGTCAGACACCTATTATTGGGTAACGCAGAATGCGCCAGCTTTGGTTGACGGTCAGGTTGTAGTCACTTACACCAGCACCCCCAAGGACTTGGACGCTACCAAGGCCAATTGCAAGTCACAGATCAACGGCACGGCCTACAGTCTTTTGTTGCCAAACGATTGGATGGTGGTCAAGGCCACTGAAACAAGCACACCGATTGATCCAGCGTGGAATACTTGGAGACAATCCATCCGTGTTACAGCGGCTGATTCTGTTACGGCGGTCATGGCGGCGGTTGATATGCCAGCACTTGAGGTAGTGATGGGTAATGTTACTTGGCCTCACGATCCTGATTATGTTGAGCCACAACAAAATATGGCATAGAATGCCACAAACTGTATCGGCCCAGTAGACCGAGACTCTAACGAGTACACAAATGACTGAAGAAGTCCAACAAGCCCTAGCGGAAGTAGACTCCGCGCCAACCACGGATGTGACGGCCACACCTGAAGTTGCTGAAAGTACGCCGGAAGTAGCTGAACAACAGCCAAGCAAGACATTCTCGCAAGAGGAACTTGACGCTGCCATCGGCAAACGCCTTGCAAGAGAGCAACGTAAGTGGGAAAGAGAACAAGCACAGCGCCAGTCTGAACAACAGACGCTGAGAGCAGCCCCGACAGCCACCGCTGACCAGTTTGAGTCAACTGAAGCCTATGCAGACGCATTGGCCCTCCAGAAAGCCGAAGAACTGATCGCCAAGCGTGAAGCCGCCAAGCAGCACTCGCAAGTTCTTGAGAGTTATCACGATCTGGAAGAAGAAGCGCGGAACAAATACGATGACTTTGAACAAGTCGCGTACAACCCCAAGCTACCAATCACCAACGTGATGGCAGAAACGATCCAGTCTTCGGACGTCGGTCCTGAGTTAGCGTACTACCTCGGCTCCAACCCAAAAGAAGCAGATCGCATCTCACGCATGACGCCCTTAAGCCAGGCGAAGGAAATCGGACGGATCGAAGCCAAATTGGCCGCTGAACCTCCGATGAAGAAAACAACATCTGCGCCAGCGCCGATTTCGCCAGTTACCGCCCGATCCTCTGGATCACCGGCACATGACACTACGGACCCACGGTCTATCAAGACCATGACAGCCTCGCAGTGGATTGAAGCCGAAAGGGCACGACAGCGGAAGAAGTGGGAAGCACAGAACCGCTAACTCTCTTAAGATCGGGTACAGTGATTACCTGAAATTAGGAGAATTGAAATGGAGAGTAACAATTTAGATTTGACGGTTGAAGAACTGAAGCGGCAACGCAACAGAGAAGCATCTGTTAGATATAGAGAACGAAATCGTGAAAAGTTCAATCAGCGTATGCGTGATTGGCGGGAATCAAACAGGGAGAAATCCCGTGAACATGCCCGCGAATGGCGTAATCGTAAGATTGCGAATGGAACACCAGAAGAAGTCGCTGCAATTCGAGCGCATGAATCTGCAAAAACCAAACGTGCTCAAACGATATGTAGAAATGCTGTATTTGCTGCTTATGGTGGCTATACTTGTAACTGCTGCGGTGAAACTGAATCATTGTTTCTTTCGATAGATCATATAGACAATAACGGCGCAAAAGAACGTAAATCGGGTTTGTATTCAGGCTCAGGATACAGTTTTTATCGTTGGCTTAGGAAGTCAGGCTTTCCGTCTGGTTACCAAGTATTGTGTATGAACTGTCAAGTAGGGAAACATAAAAACGGCGGCGTTTGTCCTCACCAAACAACTTTGACTTCTTAAAGGAAATTATCATGAGTAATTCGATTCTAACGATCGATATGATCACCCGCAAGGCTTTGGAAATATTGGAAAATAACCTTGTAATCACCCGCAACGTGAACCGCCAGTATGACGATTCTTTCGCTGTTGAAGGCGCAAAAATCGGTTCTACACTGCGTATCCGTTTACCCGACCGCGCTCTGGTAACTGACGGTGCTGCCCTGCAAGTTCAGGACGACAACGAACAGTACACCACTCTGACTGTGGCCAGCCAAAAGCACATTGGTGTCAACTTCACATCTGCTGAATTGACCATGCAATTGGATGACTTCGCAGAGCGTGTCTTGAAGCCTCGTATCAGCCAGTTGGCCTCAAGCATTGATGCTGACGTTGCTAACTGCTTCAAGACTATTGGTAACTCGGTTGGCACTCCTGGCACTACGCCTTCAACTTCTTTGGTCTTGTTGCAAGCCCAGCAGAAGCTGAACGAAAACGCCGCTGTAATGAACCCACGTTACGCCACCGTCAACCCTGCCGCTAACGCTGGTTTGGTTGAAGGCATGAAAGGTTTGTTCAATCCTACCGACACCATCAGCAAGCAGTTTAAGAACGGCATGATGGGCACTGGCGTGTTGGGTTATGACGAGATCAACATGTCTCAGTCGATCAAACAGTTCACCACTGGTTCGCGTGATGCTACTGCATCTACCACGGTTGGCGCTACAGTGACTTCTGAAGGTTCTTCTACTGTAACCTTGTCTCAAGGTTCTGTAACTACTACCCTCAAGGCCGGTGATGTGTTTACTATTGCAGCTTGCTTTGCTGTAAACCCACAAACCCGCGAAACCACTGGTTCGTTGTTCCAGTTTGTGGCTTTGGCTGACGCTACTGCTGTGTCCGGCACTTGGACTGTAACTGTGGCTCCCATGTACTCCGCTGCTCACGCATTGGCTACCATGACCGCTTTGCCAGTATCTAGCGCTGTTGTGACCTTCTTGGGCACTGCATCTACTGCTTACGCACAGAACTTGGTTTACCACAAGGACGCTATCACGTTCGCTACTGCTGACCTCTTGCTCCCACAAGGTGTTGACATGGCTGCTCGTGCAGTTCATAACGGTATCAGCTTGCGTGTTGTTCGTCAGTACGACATCAACAACGACCGTATGCCTTGCCGTATTGACGTTCTGTATGGCTTTAACACCATTCGTCCACAGATGGCTTGCCGTCTCTGGGGTTAACCAATTCTTTTTTAAAGGAAAAATATCATGGCATTACCTAATGGCGCAGGCGGTTACCAAGTTGGTGACGGCAACCTGACAGAAGCTCAACTTACCGTAC